GGCGGACTCGTCTTTGCGGGTCCATTGGGAATCAGCCTGTGCTTCATGGCCTCAATCTCACTCTTTAGCCCCTCGACTTCGGCCGTAGCCTTCTCGACGCGCTCTGTAATGAGTGCAGCCACTCGTGCATCTTCCGCTGCCTTGTGTTCTACCTCTTCAGCCTTGCGCAGCTCTTTCTTAGCTGCCTTACGGGCTTTCTTGGCTTCGATCTGTTCGGGTGTCAGTTCAACAACAGGCTCGGCCGTTTCATCGGCCTCAGCCTTGGTCGCGTCAGCTGGCGGGGCGGTCTCGCTATCCGCGTCACCCTGGTCAGCGTTGTCAGTATCGTCAGTCACAGCGGCCTTCTTCTTGGCGCTCTTGCCCTTGACCTTTGCGTCCGCCGCGGTCTTGCCCTTTTCGACCTCCACGACGGCCTTAGCAACCGTCGCGGCGACAAGTTCTGTCAGCTCGTCTGGTGTCATATTCAGTACGTCCCTTTCGGACTTGGATGCGTCGTCGTCCTCATCGGAATCATCCGACGCCTTTGCTGGATCGTCATCACCTAGCAATTGCGTCAGGTGATCGCGGGCAGCGGCAAGAGCCGTGACCGACTTGGTACTCAGTCGCTTTCCTGCTTTTTCAGCGACCTCTTCTGTAGATTTCTGTGCTGCGATTCCTTCGTGGAACGACAGCGTTGCCATCTGTCCGATTGCGGCAGACAACAGGTCAAGCACACACGACGCCTCGAAAGTATCGAAGACGTCGTTGCCCTCACCAGCGGCTACCTCAATGGCCTCACGGTCACGGAACTGACGGGTCAACTCGTATGCCTGTAGGATTGCATTAGCCGCGTCTGAGGCGATCTGAGCGTCCACTGCTTCCCATGCCGGCGAACCAGGCGTACCCGTACCGTCGTCATCGTCATCAGCGTCGTCGTCGGTACTACCATCCGTGCTGGCGGTGACGCCAGTATCAGTGGGGAACGAATCGGTCGTGTTCGTAGTGACAGCGCCACCGAGGAACGGATTGACGCCAGTCGTGACGCCATCCTTGGTGACCAACTCAACGCTCTTGGTAGCCAATGATCCGTCCGCGTTCCAGTTGTCCGGAATCTTGGACGACAGGTTCAGAGCCTTGGCGCGTCCGATAATGTGCTTACGAATAGCATCGTGATCAGCCCCGCCGCGACCAACAGCGTGGATCGCATTGTCAAGGTCTTCTGAGTCGGCAACAGGATATGCACCATCCGACATGGCCTGTCCGCCGCTGGCCATCTTGTCGCGGTCCTTCTGCTTGTACTTGGCCTTGAGCAATCCCTCGTATGTCGCGAGTGCCTTGTTGGCGTTGCTGATACGGCCAGGGAAGCCATCGTCAGTTAGTCGACCATCGCCCGCGTCTAGTGATTCACCGGAGATATCGGCTACTTGCAGATCGCCTGGTATACCCTGACAGTGGGGACATACTTCCTCGTTGCCGTTGGAATCTACAATCATTCCTGTGCCGTTACACGCAGCACACACCGCATCCCCCGCTGGTGCTGGCGTTGAGGAAATTGCCGCAGCGGGATCAAGTTGAGTCGATACGAGAGGCGGTGACGACAGACCAGACAGTCCCGTCGCCCTGGCACCTTCTGCCGTGTTCACCCTGCCGATGGCTTTCGCACTGTCACCGACTGCGGGTTTCTTGCCGGAGCCGAGACACTTGGGGCACTGGCGGTTGCCTTCCAGGATCTTGCCCTTGCCCTTGCATGTAGGACAGGCGGGCTTACCGTCGTCGTCACCCCCGTCGTCATCGTCAGCCTTGACCACCTCCAGCCCGACATGTTCAGCGATGGTGTCAAGTACGGCGCGTACTTCTTCGCTGGCAGACTTGGCAAGTAGGGCCTTGAATCCGTTCGCACCTTTGCCTACGAGATGCAGCTCCTCGGGGTCGATCTCTTCAAACTCTGTGATATCTACGTCGGGCATGATTAGCTCCTAAGTTGCGCGAGCGTGGCGGGATCGGGCGTACGCCTACGTGCTCTGCCTTGTGGGGACGCGCCACCGATGACGCCCGACTTGTACATCGCCCAGGCTTCTGGCGTGAGGATCATTCCTACCAACCAATCGTCGGGTTCGATCACTTGCTTTGTCAGTCCGTCGGCAGATTCCTCAACCCACGTCGGGCCACGGTAAATGTAGTTCTCAATGACCTCGCCGGGGTTGTGACCTGGCTCATGGAACATGCCGAGCTTGCAACCCTTACGCATGAAGTTCCAGCAGGCTTGCTCAATCACATTGGCCTGGCCAAAATCACGGTGGCCATCTTGCGCTACGGCGGTGTCGGCTTTCATCGCGGGATAGGCAACCATCAGCACATATCGCTGCTCCTCATTGCTTTTGATGACGGCGCAGTCGGTGATCTCACGAGCAGGCGGTGGAGTGTCAGGTTCGTCGGGCTCGATATTGATCCTCAATTTGAATACGGCTTCGGTCATTTCTTGCCCTTCTTCTGAGGACTGCGTGTCGCCCAAGGAACCAGCACGAGAGGAACCCCTGCGGCAATAAGTGCTTTGGAATTGTTCTTGTCGTTGTCAATGGCCACGTCCACCTTGTGCTCTTGACACCACAGGGCTTTCTGCGCAGGAATGTCGCCAGTGACAACGGTCAACGAATCCCAACATTGCGTGACTCCGACCTTGTTAAGATAGTCACACTTCTCTTGCCACGTATTTCCGCTAGGACCGTTGTTGCCGTTGCCGCTGAGAATATAGACGCGGTTGCCGTCAGCCTTGAGAGCGCACATAAGATCACAGTAGATTGCCGGAGCAGCCGCAATCGTGCCGTCGATGTCAATCATGAAATTCATCTGTTTCGGGTTCAGCATTTTGAACCTCAGTTCAGACGGTCGGCATCAATACGCGGTAGAGATGTTATTGATGACGACGGCTGAGATCGGGCTGAACCCGCCTCCAACAGCGTCGGTGGTGTTACCGACAGCCACCAAGTCTGCCGACATGCTGATCCAGTTCTTCGACTGGTCAATGACAGCGTTCTCCAACTGACAAGCGGACATGTTGAAGGCGATGCTGTAGCTGGAGAATGGGTCGGTGAACAAGAATCGGAACGCCTGTTCCTGACGGAGTAAGGTCTGCCAGAAGTACGGGTTACCAGACTCTACGACGAAGGCGAACTTGCCGCTCACATCGATCGGACCCGCCCAGTTACGGTACGGTGCTTGCTGCCCGAGTGTATGGATAGCCGTTGCATTGCGCTTGATGTCCAACGATCCTGACTCAATGGCGGTAACGGCCACACCTGCGACAGATGCCGCGCAGTTCCATGCGGGGATGATGTGCTGTACAGATTCGTTCGGGTAGTTGGTACCCACCACGCTAGCTGCGGCATTGCACAAGAATTGGAATGTCGTCTCGACTGCGGCATCCGCAGAGAACGAGATGGACAGGCTGTCACACTGGCCACCAGCACACTGGTACGTGTTGTCAACGGAGTCATTCCAGATCGTGTACGATGGCGGTTGCGAGCCGAGAGACGCGCTGTTGTACAGTCCGATTGTGTGCGACCATAGTGAAGCGCCCACGCTGGCAACGGTGTCAGTGCCACCAAGGCAAGCACGGATCAACTGCGGGAATGTGTCCGTGTAGATGAATGTCTTGGCGCTGTAGATGTCAGAACGGACACCAGGCACCTCGTCGTAGTTAGCGACAGGAGAACCGCGGAAGTTCGGGTCCTTGAGCCAAGTAATTTTAGGCTCCACCTTTGGAGATATGACGGGGGTGTAGGTCGTGACGGATGCGGCAGAACCGCGAACGGACTCAAGACCCAATCCCAACCATGATTGTGGGGTCATGTACGGAATTTTAACCATCTCCTTTGAGATATAGTGTCAGTCGTGCCGCCAATGCCGGATCATCACTGAGAAGCCCCTGCGGCCGTATTATATTTCTGGTGCGTCTACCTTTGTTTGGGGTGTTGCCTTGGTATCAGGTGTTGAGTATCTCGCAGATTTTCACCGATAGAACCGCCTGAAAGATCAAGACACCGCCCTTGATCGTGTGAGGGATCACGTAATCAATCTGGATGTCAGTGCCACCGCTCACTTCACCCTCGCCCCATTGGAAGATGTCAGACGTGGCAGCGTTCGGGTTACGGTTGGCCTGTATGTACTCGGTGAGCGCGTCGATCAATCCGTCAAAGTCTGTCTGTGCAACACTCGTATCTATCTCGGGACCGGCTTTGAACACGACCAGCATGCCAAGGTCGTAGACGCGGAACTTGTTGCCGAGGTGCGCACCGCCGAGAGCAATGCGCTTCTCGGATTGATTCTTGATGAACAGGTAGATCAGCGCACCCTTGTCAGCACCGGGATATGTGTTCGTGTACAGGTCGGACTCACTGGTGATGCGCGGCAAGCCGATGTACACCGTGCCGAGATTGGGGATGTTCGAGTTGCTTGGGTCCAGATAGGTAGCGATGCCCTGGGTGACACTCTGTTTACTCATTGGGTGCCTCCAAGACTCAGACCAAAGACAACACCTGCGGCTTGCGACTGATCAGCAGCCGCGTAAATAGCGGTCGTTTGCGGACTACTGTGCCCCATCAACTCCTGCGTGAGTCGCAAGTCCTTGCACGCCTGGTACGTCGCGGATGCGAAGTAGTGTCGCAATGTGTGCGCGGTAGACGGGATATGTAACGAATGCAGATACTTGTTGATGGTGCGTGACACGCTGGCTGGCGTCTCGTCCCACAGTCGTCCGCTGGACGGCATCGGCAGCGATTGCAACGCGGCGAACACGTCGGGATGCAATGGCACCCAACGCTCCTTTTCCCCTTTGCCGTGAATGATATGCAGTCGTGGCGGGTCGGTTAGATCGTAGATGTCGCAACGCTCAAGCAGTGCTATCTCCTGGCAGCGACAGCCCGTCAGCGCACCCAGCAGGAGCCAGCAACGCATCTCGGGTGTCGCATTGGCAAGCGCGCGTTGTAGTTCTACAAGAGGGATCGGGCGCGGGTGACGTGCGTGCAATCGTGGCTTGACAATACCGAACGTCGGTGGCTTGTTCTCAGGTTCGCCCTCGCGCCACGCAGGGAACTTCAGGTGTCCGTTGTTGATGGCCCAGTTGAAGAACACCGTCAGTGTCGATATCCAGGCCGATCGAGTCTTACTGGTCATCTCACGCGATAGCCACACCTGCGTAGCCTCACGTGTTGCCGTAGAGAAACCGACCTCTCTGGAAAACTTGCGAAGCCACCTGTCTCTGACTGCTAACGTGCCCGGTAGGCACCCGCACATTCGTTCATAGTCGGTGTATTTTGCGAGCAGTTCTTCATCTGTCATGTCACCCTTGTTTCTGTAGTGACTACGCTGGTTCTATCCCGTTCCACCACGCGTCATCCAGGTCAACGCCTAGCGCGTCCAGACCGCCATACGCATGGTCACCAGCACTACCGATGAGAACTGTGTCGTCATCGCTTAAGAGTCGATAGCCGAATAGTCCGTGACTGG